ATGGGCGTGGAAATGCAGCTTATCATCCTCGCCTTCAACCTCGCCGCCGTCGCCGAACAGGTAGCACACATGGAAAACAATCTGGAGGTGCCCGCATGACCGAAAAGAAGAAGCTCACGCAGCTCGGACGGGCGTTCCTGCTCATCGAGACCTTGGCCCCGTATGTCGTGACCGGGCTTTCCATAACCGATCTTTCCGTCGCCACCGGTATCCCCGCCCCGTCGGTTTGTCGGGACATGGACGCCCTCGCCGCCGAAGGCATGGCGCAAAAGCTCGAAAGCGGGCGCGGGCCTACGACATAGCCCTTCGCAACCAGCAGCAGCGGCAAGACGACTTCAAGCGTAACATCGAAACCGGAGCTTACCGGATATTGGGGTGAGCAATATGAGAGAGATTCCCGAATACCAGTGCATCAGCGAGTGGCAAATGGGCGATGATTTTTCCGATGTCGATTGGGAGGACGCCTACACGACGAAATGCCACAGCGCGCAAGGTGCTGCGGAAGACTACGCCGAGCGTGGAGAGTTTACGGACGAGGAAATCGTCGTTGTCCGCAACAAGGCTACGGGCGAAATCACCCGCTGGCGCGTCGAACCCGAAACCGTATTCAACGCCTACGAAGAGGATTAGGAGCCCCCGATGAACGACACCACCGTCACCCCCGAAGAACTCCCCGCTTCCACCCCCGCCGTTTCCGAACAGCCCGATCCGGTAAAGGAACTTGAGGCCGTCCGCACCGGCACCGTCTCCGTTCATGCGGAAGACTACGCCCGCGATCTCGCATTTCAGCAGCAGGTGGGCCGCGTTCAAGGCTTTCAGGCCGTCGCTTCTGGCCTGAGCCTTTCCGTCATTCAGTGGTTTTCGGCCATGAAGGCCAGTGGAGACTACAAAGGCCGGAGTTTTACGGATCAGCGGGGCAGTATCCACCAGCCACAGACGTTTGATGATCTGTGCGAAGCAATGGGGTTTTCCCGTAGAACTGTCTACGAATCCCTCCAAAACTACGCCACGTTCGGCGAGGAACGCCTGACGGAAATCCGCAACCTCGGCCTTACCGTGCGGGACACCCGTAAAATCCGCAAGGCCATCAAGGACGTGGACGAGGACACGAAAAAGGAAATCTTCCGGGAGCTCAAGAGTTCCACGCCGGAAGACCTGCGCGTCACCATCGACGTCATCTGTGCCCAGCACGCCAAGGCGCAGGCCGACAACAAGAAGCTCGAAAAGGAAGCCGAAAAGCTCAAGGAAAAGGTCGAAACACTCGAAAAGGACAAGGAAGCCCAGCAAAAGGTGGCGCAGGAGCGAAACGACCAGATCGCGACGCTCAAAGAAGAGCTCATCGTCGCCACCTCCTCGGCCATTGCGGACGTTGAAGTCAAAAAGATGAAGAAGAACGTCAAGAACCGGGAGATCATCGACGAAAAGTGCAGGGACGCCGTTTTCGCCGTGGCAAACCTCGCGGCGTTCGGAGCTTCGGTTCTCGCCGACGATGAAAATTCGGAAGAGACGGCGGCCTATGTCCACGAGCGGATTTCTTCCGCCGTGCGGGGCATGGCCGCGCATATTCTCTCCGCCGGGATCGACGTGGACCTTACTGCGGAGCTTGTGCCGGACTTCGGCCCGGATGTGGATGGGGAACCGTTCCTCGAAGCGGACAATCAGGAAACGACCGACTAGGGGTTTGCCATGCCTTCCACACCTTCAACCGAACAGCTTCGCCTCATAAGCGACGCGGCCCGCGCGCTCGAAAAGGCGGACCCATGCAACGGGGATCGCGGGCGCATTGTGGCGCGGCTTGCCGAAACGCTGAATCGCTCCCTGAACACCACCTACCAATACCTTAAAAAATACGGCGGGTGGGAGAGCGGTAAAAAGCCCCGCAAAGGCAAGGGCGAGACGTGCGTTCCCGAGGCGCTTTGCCGGAAGGTCGCGGGACTCGTCATCTGCGGCGACCGCGCCAACGGCAAAAGGCCCATGTGCATCAAGGACGCCGTGAAGCGCTGGGAGGCGAACGGGGAAGGCATCGCGGACCCGGAAACAGGAGAAGTCACCATGCCGTCGGTTGAAACCATCAGCCGCGCCATGCGGCGCTACGGGTGCCACCCGGATCAGCTCAGGGTGGCGAGCCCGTCCGTCCGTATGCGGACGGAATACCCCAACAGACTCTGGCAGGCCGCCTCGGTATGTGTTCTGTACCGCATCCGGGGCACCGGAAATATCGGGCTCATGAAGGAAGAGAGCTACAACGAAAAGAAGCCCGAAAACCTCATCAAGATCAGAAATACGCGCATCGTGCGCTATATCGTGGTCGATCACTGCTCCGGCAACTTCTACCTGCGCTATGAGCAGGCCGCCGGAGAAGACGCCAAGGGTTTTCTCGATACGCTGATTGATGCCATTACCGACCGGGGGCCGCAGGACGTCATGCACGGCGTCCCGGAAATCCTCTACACCGATCCCGGCCCCGGCCCGGCCTCTTCGCTCGTCACAGGCTTTTGCGGGCAAATGGGGATCACTCCGGCGCAGCATGTGCCGGGAAGAGCCCGCGCCACCGGATCGGTCGAAAAGTGTCAGGACATCGTCGAATGCAAGTTCGAGAGCCGCCTGCGCTTTCTGGAAGTGCCGGACATCGCGCAGTTGCAGGAGCTTGCGGATCGCTGGCGCAGGTATTTTTGCGCCACGGCGATCCACACCCGGACGAAAAAGACCCGCAACGACGTGTGGCTTTCCATTCCTGCGGAGAAGCTCCGCACGGCTGAGGCCGACGTCATGCACTCCATTGCGGCGTGGGGCGAGGTACGGTGTCAGGTAAAGGACGACTTCACGATAAGCGCCGACACCCGGACGCATTACGGCGTCCGGCGCTACGATCTGCGTGAGCTCGGCTACCACGGGCTGCAAGTCAGGGACTCCGTATCCGTCCGCCTCAATCCCTACAAGGCCCCGAGCATCATTGCCGTCATCGAAAAGCCCGACGGGGAAAAGGTTTCCTTTGAGGTGCCTCCCATGCAGTTCGACGGCGCGGGGTTCGATCTCGGCGCTCCGGCCTTCGGGGAGGGCTTCAAGGCCATGCCGAAGACGCGCGCGGAAAAAAAACTCGAAGCGATCAAAAAGGAAGCCTACGGCGTCCAGTCCGTGGAGGAGGCCGACAAGATGCGCCGGGCAGGAAAGCCCGCCTACGCCACGATCAACATCATGGCCGACGTGAAGGAAGCCCCCGTCTACTTGAAGAAGGCCGGGACGCCTTTGCAGGTAGAGGAACAAAAGGCCGACGTGCCGCCGATGAAGCGGCTCTCCTTCGCTTTGATGATGCGCCGGGATCATCCGGATGTCTGGCGCGACGACAACACCGACGAATGCGCGGAATGGCTGCGGACCCGGTATCCCGACACCGTACCCGGAAACGAGATCGAGGCCGTGATTGAGCGGATGCGCGAGAAGTTCGCGCCGAAGCGCGCCCGGCGGCTTGAGTTCCGGCCAAATGAAGGGAGGGCGGCATGTGCCGGATAACCCCCTACGATCCGACGGTAAAGGCGCTCTTTGAAGAGACGGAGCTCAGCCAGCGCGAGGCCGCCGCAAGGCTCGGCGTCTCCCCGGCGCTCGTTAATCAGCTTTTGAACCGGGGAACCCTCCCGAAAACGGGAT